TGAGCCTTCCATCATTGATTGGTTAAGCTGCGCCCGACCTTCAGCATCTGCTGATAGCTGTGACATATAGAATACGGCACAGTCATAGGTCTTTGCAATCTGCCTAGCGTAGATAGCACAAGCCTTGAGTGCTTCATCTGGTCTGGCATAGTTACCTGCCACACCAAACTTATCTCCCATGTCTAATACTAGGATGTCGGGCTTGAATGATTTACATACAGACTCAACCCACGCCATGTCTCTACCACCTGCATCCTTAATCTTGATGTTGTTCATCACAGGTTCGTACATGTGCTTGGCCTTAGTCATGTCATCTCGCACCTCTCGTGCTGTCATTCCAGCCGCTGCTGTTAGGTATCTAGCACCGACACGATGGGTAGGCTCTTCATTACATAGGATGATACACTTAGCACCCTGTGAGGCAAACCCACCCGGCGCAGCAATCAAGCTGGCATGGAAGGATGTCTTACCAGTGTTAGGTCTAGCACCTACTTCGATAAGCTGACCACCAGACACACCCTCTATCTTGCGGGTGACTGATGGTATGTTGAATGCCCACTTAGCTTCCAACTCAGCTTTAGCCATGAGAGTTTCGATAGTGATATCATCCCATTCGATATTAAGGTTAGGGATGAAGTCATCACCGTATCTCTCAAGCAAGTTACGCAATGCCTCTAGTGTAGAAGCATCACCGTTGACCATATCGAATCCGATATTAGCAACGTCTTCTCCAATTACCTGCTGGAATAGTTTGGATAGCACCTCTTGTGCTATGTCACTACCCATAGGCTGCTCACGCTTCACCTGTGCAAACAGGCTACTGTATGAGGCTTTCTGTGCCGTAGTCAGAGTAGGATTGTCAGACATAAACAATGCCTCAATCTCATCTGGTGATACGGTACGCTCATACTTGTCCATAGCTGTGTCGATAGCTTTCTTAATCTTTCGCACATCACTACTGAACAAGCGGTCAGGACACTTAGAGCCACGATGGTCATCGTAGAACTCCTTGTCCATCAAACTTCTAATCAGTGATAATTCCATTTAGCTTCTCCATATCTTCGGGGTTACGATATTTCAAGTCATCAGTCAAACGTAGGACACGAACATCGTTCACGTATCCACGTAGTTCCTTTGCCATCTGCAAAGTCTTGGGTAGCGCATCGGGGTCTAACGCTATTACGGCTGTCGAGAACTGCGAGAGATACCTTTTATGCGACTCTTGCAAACTTGTTCCAAGAAGCGCAACCCCGACAAAGTTACCGTAACCAACAACGGCTGCACTCACACAGTCCTCAACAACAACTGCGACTTTACCACACCCAGAGGTATAAGGCAAGCCACTTTTTCCATATCGTTTCCATTTAGGTAGACGCTGCCCAGACAATGACCTGCCTGTACCATCTACCATCTTACCTTCTTGCATGACAGGGAATACCACACGGCTTTCCTTTACGTCATACAACAAACCTAATTCATCTATATCCAATCCCCACTCAGCACACCACCTGTTCATGTACACATTGTCACGATGCGGTATGATGTAGGTAGGTAACTCAAAGGGTATGACATCATTAGCAAAATCTTGTGCATTACCCATGCCAGCCCTGATGTCCTCTACCGTCATGTGAACACGAGTGCCACCCTTGACACCACATGACATACGATAGCAGTTCCACACCAAGCTACCCATGTTGTTAGTCACAGTAAAGGTACGCTTGCCACAGTTAGGACAAGCCATTCTCTTAGTATGACCATTAGGTATATCTAATTCACTTACTATATTATATATGTTCATAACTATATCACTTTCTCTGCGGCAGTTAAGTGCTTTTACCATAGGATTTACGAGTTGTCAACGCATTATTTGCAGAGGCATATGTATTTTTCATGTATGGTTTTACTGACTGTGGGTTACTATGTCCTGTAACCGACATGATTTGTCCCATAGGGACACCAGCTTCAACCATCTGTGTTGTACCTGTCCTTCGTAAGTCAGACAGCCTGAGTTCATCAGACAGCCCAGCTTCGCGCATGACAGCCCTTCCAGCTTTAGACAGTCTCTCCAAGCTATAAGGATGGTACTGCCCCTGTACAGGGCTTGTGCGAGGAACAACGTACTGTTGAAAGCCAAAGTCTTGCTCTTGTTGCACAAGCATCTCAAGCAAGTCATCTTCTATGGGTAATGTTACCTGTGACCTACGCTTAGATTGCTCAAGATAAAGCTTGCGTTCAGCCAAGTCAAAGTTATCCCACGTCAACAGGCGCATGTCACCTAGTCGCTGACACCATTCGTATGCCATGTGTACTATTAGGCCAAGGCTACGCCATTCAAATGTACTATATGCGGTGTCAAGGAATTGACGCACATCATCCTCAGTCCACACAACCTTGCGTTGTGGTGGTGTCTTACGCTTGACACTGGCAAAGGGGTTGACCATTGCATACTCCATGTCAATAGCGTAGCGATACACGATGGATGACACAGTACAGATGTGATTGGCGAGGCTGATGCCCCGCGCAACCCAATCTTCGTAAGCGTGTTTAGCTTGCTTGCTTGTCAACTCATCGTACTTTACATCACCAAATTCTTGACACATTACACGCAGAAAGTATTGATAGTCTTGTTTAGTTCTGTCTCGTAACATACTGAAATCATTGGATGTATAGTATTTGTCAACTAGTTGCTGCACTGTCTTCATAACGCTCTCCTAATCTCTGTGTCCATAGGCTTCAGCATCCTCACCATTTCTGACAACACACCCAGCGGGTGCTTCATCACAGTTGGGGTAGCTGTAACAAACAACGTGTCTATCTTCTTCATAGACTTGTTCTTTTATTACCTTGAGTTTGCCGCTGCCTGTTAAGTTATAATAACTTGGTATACAAGCACCCGCTAACATGGATAGGAACTTTTTCTTTGCGTCATCTATGGTTTCTGCTACGACTTCTGCATGTACCATACCATCTACAGACCAAGGACGAAACTCTATAGTGTACTTGGTAAACTCAACGCAAACATCCTCATCATCATCATTTATATCTGTCATGCTGCAATCAACTCCTTGAACTGTGTGCTTTCAATCCACTGTGCTACCTTGGCCTCACGCTGAAACATATTGACTGCCTCAGTATCGCCAGCAGTATTACGCAGCTTGAAACCATTACGCTCATCAGCATAGCTTGCATAGTTAGTGAAGGCAGAGTACAACGCCCAAGCATTGTGTCCTCTGGTGTTAGCTTCCTGCTCATACAAGCGCAGCATCTTGTCTGCTGTCTTGTCTGACTTCAGTAAGGATTCAAGCATAGGCTTGACATCACCAAAGAAGATAGGCTTGTTAGCCCAGCCTTGCAGACGCTCAGACTGTGCATAGAAGTCCTGCTTGCTACGGTTAAGCTGACCAATGAACCTGTCGAGGCTAAAGCCACTGGTATTCTTGCGGCGTACCTTGTCATGCTCACCACGCACCATGCCATTGGTGCAGAAGAAGTCGATAGCACCGAACAGTACAGTGTTTGAACACGTACCGTCCACACCATGCAATGCAATGATGCGCTGCGCTACCTCAGTCTCATGCTTCGGGGTAGTAATCTTAGCCTTGACGTTAGGCAGGGTCATGTCCATCATAGCCCAGCCATTGTGATGAGCATCACGCCATGCAATGTTTGCACCGTCCACCTCATGTGAGGAGAGGTTCTCTGTCACTGTGTCCATGACACTGCGGAAGAAATCACCATGTGATGCACAGGTGAAGTCCTTGCCAACGATAGCGATAGGTTGGTTGGTGTTGTTGTCGATGACATACTTCTTGTCAGCTACACGAGTAGGCTCAAAGGTTACGTCAAAGTCTAGGTTCTCAGGGATATATTCTAACATGTTAGTTCTCCTTTTAGTTCAATATTTTAGCTAATATGTGGGCAACTATTTCAATAGCTATCCAACCGATTAAGTAGTCCATAAGTTATACTCCTTATTACATAAGATGTCAACCGTGTTCACGTACATCAAAGTTAAACTCATGGCGC